CTTAAACTATCTAATACATCATCTATACTTGGCTCTGGTGAATTTGGGTTATGCAAACACCTAAACTGACGAGGACAACCAATAAAAGTTTCTGTAAATTCCAATTCATAAGTTTTATTTGCTCCTTCGTATATACAAGCCATTCTTCCTTTATAAGTTTTTTGCGTCTTTAACCTGCAAGTAGTATATATTTTTTTATCCTTTTTTCTAATTTGTTTTTGTTGCCACGACCATTTTGGCGTTTTTTTGTATTTATATTCCTTCCCTCCAGAATTAAGCGAGGTAGGATATAAGACAAGCAAAAATACAATAACAATTTTAAACATATATTTTTATCCATGTTTTTTTTCCTTATAAAGATAAGCTAAAAAAACAATAAACCCAACAATTGTAAAAAACAAAAATACCCAACCTATACATTCCCATATTTTTCGTATTAATTCTTGACGATCATAAATTTCTTTCTGCCTACGCTTCCTTATGTCCCCTTCCATTTTTAAAACATCGTTCCAGGCATTGGGTCCGTAAGTCATATTTAGAAAGACCTTCATTTCCTGTCTTTGCTTTTCCATTTTCTTTTTGGCAACTACAGCTTCTATCGCACTAGCCTCAATTTGATTTCCTTTAAATATCCTTTGTAAAGCTGATGGATTTTTTGTTTGCTTTTCTGCATTATCAATATCACTTGCAGCACCCATCCAGCGTGAGAGGTCTTTTCCCATAGATTCTATATCTCTGCCGACTGCAAATCCAGCCTTCAATGCACTGAAAGCCTTTGAAGCCGCTGTAATAGCTAAGCCGATAGTAGCGGGATCCATTAAAATATTCCTTTAAATTTTTGTGGTTTAGCTATATCAGAAAACCTTTTAATTATGCCGCCATTAACTTTTTTTACTGGCTTTTTTACTTTTCTTTTTTGGCTTTGAGACTTTGACTTCTTCTTCCCCGCTGTTGACAACGCTATCGCTATAGCTTGTTTCTTTGGGTATTTCTCTGACATCAACTTCCTTATATTCTGGTTGATGGTTTTCTGGCTCTTGCCTTTGTCTAATGGCATCTAAAGCTCCTTCTCTTGCAAGTGTTCGTTGTCTTTTTTTCTCTTTTTCAACTGCTCTTACTTTTTCTTGTACTGAACTAGACATAATTTTATCCTTTCATTGCTTTCATTGCGGCTATATCTCTTGTTGTTTGATCTTTTTGATTAGCCAATTCTTCTTGTTGATCTAATCTTTGTTGATCTAATAAAACATCATTTCTTTCTTTTTCTTTATCAAGAGTTTGTTTCTTTTCAAATTGATCTGATTTTTGTTGTATCTCTTGACCTCTTAAAGCTAATTCTTGTTTTCTAATAGTTACAAGAGGATCTTCGCTTGGAGGAGGTGTCAATGCTTGTGCATATTGCTCTTGAATTTCTGCGGCTATCTCTGCACTTCTTGATGCTATTTGATCTTGCATTTGTTTCATGGCCATTTGATCTTGTTGCATCATTGCTTGTTGTTCTGGTGATATATTTGCCATAACTTCTTGTTGTGCCTGCAAATCTGCCATCATAGCAATATGTTCTGATATATGACCTTGTAAAGTCATAAGTATCGCTGCATTAGCTTGTGCAACTGGTGTGCTTATCATAGCTAAATGTGCAGTTATATGCGCTTGATGATTTTGTTCTGGAAAAGCATTTAAAGATCCACCCTTTAATGCCTCTTGGTTTTCCTTTGCTGGATTCATGGGCATCGGCTGTGGGGGAGGTTGCAACACAGCTTCAATGTTAGTTACACCTAATGCTTCATACATTTTTCTATA